TCCGAGGCTGGTTTGGTCGGGTTCAAAGTTCATAAACGAGTAGGCGGTGGGACAATAAAGCCAGCGAACAAGGCAATCGTCCTAATGAAAGAGAGTGCCTGAGAATAACTAAAGCAAAATAAAATAGGGCGGGTGAAATTGATTCCCGCCCAAAGGAAGGTAAAGCAAATGACACATGAATTACATAGAATCAATGATCCTGATGTCGGAGAGTTTTTCGCTATGGGAGAGACGGGAGAGATTTATGTCTCCAAACGAGGTAGCAACATTGGAGATGGTTCGATTGGTGCTCCTTATCTAACTCTTGCAAAAGCGTTTGCCAGTGTGAGTGCAGACATCAACATTCACCGCATCCATCAAGGCTGTCGGATCTCTCTGCATCGACCATGGCAACGATGGACAGGATGGCATCCTGCTGACCCACACCGATGTCGCCAAGAAGATGAACATCACCCTTGCGAACGTGTATGACAATTCGTATGATGATGGCGATAAGTTCATCACGATGCTTCATGGAGGTTCAGGAAATGCTATTCGAGTCTACATGACCGGGCGATTAACCGACGAGATTGAGGGAGCGGTCAACATTGACACAGAGGACGGGGGGGATAGGTTTGAAGCTCATGGATGCTGGTTCTCTGGAGGTCTCGCATCGAGCGCAGATGCAGTGACAACTAATATCCTGTTGAATGGTTGCGTCATTAAGCACGGGGGAGTTACTGGCGGTAATGCTGCTCAGTTGCTTTATGCAACCTACTGTCTCAGTGAGGCAAACCGTGTATTTGCAGCTCTCGATACGAATGATTTGGCAGGTTCTCATACTGAGAGTCTGTTATTCCCAACATCTTAATGGCACCACAGGCGCTCCCGCATCGAGCGGGGGTGTCCTCCTTTTTCCCCTAGGGGAGTATAAAAGCTCCCCTAGGGGAGCAAAACAAGGTTAGGAAAAAGAGGGAGAAAAAATGAGAATTAGAATTCTAAAAATGATTGCGACAAAGCTTGGGGGATTTAATCCTGGAGAAACTGCGGATGTTCCTAAAAAACTAGGCCAGGCTTGGTGTGATGCTGGGCTGGCGTGTCAAGACAAGAGTCTGGACGGAGCTAAAGAGGAGAAGGCTCCTATATATGTGAGCGATAAAGACAAAGCAAAATAACATCGGGAACAATACCCGAGGAGGTAGAGATGGCAGATTTTGTAAAGATAGCTGGTCGTTGTTATGAAGGGGCGAGTACCGATACTAAGCCAACTGGTTGCCCAAACGGGTCACTGGCCAAAGAAACGGACACCCTGATGACTTATATCACATACGACTTTGGTGAGACTTGGCTCCTGACAAACAACGAATTATATAATATATCTGTTCTGGAGCATTATGATCATTCTCGTACACGTGTCTACCCCCAGGATGTAAGGCTTGTAGCAGAGTTAGTTGCGACTGCGGCTAATGTATTTGGTGACTGGATAGAGATAATCCCAATAGATACTATTGACTTCGACTATGAAGCGACAGGGCTTGTGATAGAAGAAGTTGATGCTGCGACAACTTATCTCATTCAACTGGGATTTAGTCTTGTTGATGGAACTGAACCAACCGAAGCTCAGATTGCAGGAGAGAGGCGGGCACTGCTACCCACTCCAGCGGTTCGGGCGACAGAGCTGCTTAACATCAAGAGCCAGAATATCCCAGCAGATGCTAAGTTATGGGGCAGGGTGAAATCCAAGGCTGGAGGTTCTGAGACAATAGGGATTAGTGTTGTTGTAGCAAGGCACTTGGAGATTACCAATCCATTTGACAAGTTAGCTACCTGGCCGTGGATAGCATAAGGAGTAAATGATGTCATTAAGTACAGAGGCATTAGTAACACTGATTCAGGCTAAAGCGTATCTGAGAATAGATGCGGTGACCAGTTTGCATGTAGATGCTGAGTTCGTTGGTGTGGGAGTTAACGCCACTGTGGAATTTGACCTCGACCATATTCCTATAGAGGGTAGTCTGAAGCTGTATGTCAATGATGTTCTCCAGGTTGAAGGTACCCACTTCGAGATTAGTGGATTGACTATCACCTTCACCACAGCGCCTACTGTTGGCCATGGAATAACTGCCAGCTACGACTATGCTGCTGATGCCGACACATTCGAGAACTATGACGACGAACTACTAGAGAACCTTATCAATGCTGCCACTAAAAAGGCTGAGAATTACACTGGGAGAGCTTTTGTCCAGAGGACTGTCACTGAACGACATTTAGGGGAAGGTTCTAAGGTCATGACGCTTTATAAGAGGCCTATCTCTTCTTTCGCCTCAGTCGCTAAATATTATAATGACCATGTTGGAACTGGCGATGGTTCGACTGTGGAATTTACACTGGATAACACCCCATTGGGTGATATAGAGTTATATATTGATGGAACAGAGCAGACCTTGACTACCGATTATACGATTAGCGGAAAAACAATAACCTTTGGCTCTGCCCCTGGTGATGAAACAAGAATAAGCGCCGACTACAAGATAAGGCTCAGTGACTACCTAGAACAACTATCTGTTGGCAGGCTAACTCGTGAGCTTACCTGGGTGAAAGATTATATCTATGAGGTTATCTACACCGCTGGTTATGGCGACAGGGCAGCTACGCAAGCGCTGGTGCCCGATGCGGTGGCAGCCGTCTTACTGATATTGGCTAACTTATTTGAAAACAGGACGGACTTAGTCAAAGGCGAGGTAGTCGCTGGTCTTGGATCGGTCACTTATGACATACCCAGCCAGGCGAAAGAGCTATTAGCGCCCCTGAAGGTGGGCTTTTTATGAGCTTAACAAATATCTTGAAACACAGGGTTACAATCCAACTGAGGACTGCTACTCAAACATCCACAGGTGAGACGATAACCTGGACTCCTGTTGAAACCAGGTCCGCCCGAGTCATTCCCCTGGATGCTCGAGCTCGGGCAGTATATATGCAGACGCAAGGCATAGTATCTCACAAGATTATATTCCGAGGCAGCGTCAGCCTGAGCTTGGGTGATAATCGCTTACTCTGGAATGACAAGGCGATGATACCAGTCGGGCCTATTCAGGAGCTTGGCCATACGACTATAGTTATGGTGAAGGAGGACTAAATGCTCTATAAAGAATATAGCGATAGGTGGATAACAGTCACTGTTAAAATCAATGTAAAGAAATTCATCTCTCGGCTTATCAAAATACTTGAAGAGGTAAGGAGGACTAATGGCTGGTACGCACATGACCCTCACAGATAACACTGACAAGGTGATAAAGTCTATAAATGAAAGTGCTTCTAAGCGTATGGCTAAGGCTGTTAATGAGGTTAGGAATGTCGTTTTAGAAACCCTCAGTGGAAGTCGCACTGGTAGAAGATATAAAGTACCAGGAACGCAAAAATTCTATACGGCTAGTGCGCCCGGAGAACCCCCTGCACAGGCTACAGGTGGATTGAGGGAATCTATAAAAACAACTGTAAGTAGTGAAGGCAAGAAGATTGTGGGAAGGGTTGGGACTGACCTTGAGTATGGGAAAGAGTTGGAGTTTGGCACTCATCGAGTGGCTCCCAGGCCGTGGTTGAAGCCTAGCTTTGAAAAAGCCAAGGGTAAGATTGAGGAGATATTAGACGGGAAATGGTTCTGAGGATAATATGACTACAGATACTCAAAAATCGTTACTTAACCACCTATGGAGCCTCTTGACAGAGGATACTCCCTTAAAAACTAAAATGGGTGATACTGTCAGGTGTTATTTAACCTGGGCGGAGCCAGATGCCGCCTTCCCTTATCTCGTGCATCGGATTGATTTCAGAAGGGAGACAGGGACTTATGCCGTTAAGAGAGCGACCTACTACCTGGACATTTGGAGCAATAGTCCTAACGCTGATGAGATATTACTAATAAGAGAAAGGCTTATTCAGTTATTGGACGAGCTAATCTTTAGTACGGATGACGCATCCAGGGTTCATATAGAGATAGACACCGATGGATTCATACCCGAGACTGAGCAGGGCATTTGGCATTATGCAACTATGTGGGATATAATCTTTAGAAGAGACTCTGAGGCAGCGGCCATAGAGGGGAGGTAAAATGATAGTATAAAAGTTTC